ACTATAGACCGTCGCCCCATAAAACAACGTTTACGCGTGCAAAATTGGAGAGTTTATGATTCATGTTGAATTTGCCTTTATAAAAGGCTTTTGTTTAGGAATGACAATTGATGAAGTTGAGGAGGTTGAGGCTGTAGAGCTTAGATTGTTTTTAGTTTTTATTTACATTGGAATAATGTTTGACAATGGGTAAAGGTAGGCCTCCAAAACCAACAGCGTTAAAACGTATGGCTGGCACAGACCAGCCTTGCAGAATAAACGAAAATGAAATGCAAGTTAGTCAGCTTGCAAATATTCCTGATGCTCCAATGTTGCTAAATGATTATGGGCAACGTGAATTTGAGATAGTTTGCGCAGAGCTGCACAGCAAAAGAATGCTGCATCTAGTAGATTTATCTTTAGTTACTGCTTACGCTAACGAGATGGGATTGTATGTAGAGATGGAGCAAAAGTTAAAACAAGTGGGCCGCATTGATGAGTTTTATAATGAAGATGGAGCGCTTACTAAAAGACAGGCAAAGCCAGAGCAAAGAATAGCAAATGATGCCTTAGCTAAAGCATTAAAGATTGCTTGTCAGTTTGGGCTTACTCCATCAGCTAGGACTAGAATAAACGCTCCTGAGATTGTAGATAATACTTTTAAATTATGAGTTTATATTTAACACCTATTTTTCAAAGTGAGGCTAAAGAGTTTGTCAAAAGGCATCATAGACATAGTAAAATTCCTGTAGGTAGTATATTTCAAATAGCTGCTGCTATAGATGGTAAAATTGTAGGAGTTATAATTGTAGGTAGGCCTGTAGCTAGGAATTTACAAGATGGCTTTACAGCAGAAGTAACAAGATTAGCAACAGATGGCTCTAAAAATGTATGCTCTAAATTATACTCAGCAGCTTGGCGAGCAGCTCGAGCTTTAGGTTATAAAAAGCTAGTAACATATATTTTAGATACAGAGCCTGGCACATCATTAAAAGCAAGTGGTTGGAAAAAAATAGGCTTTGCTGGTGGTGGCTCATGGAATAGGCACAAAAGGCCTAGAATTGATAAACATAGTTTACAAAGTAAAATAAGATTTGAAATTGAGTAAATACTATTTTGATGAGGAAACAGCTAACAAGGCTGTTCAGTTTATAGAAACACATCTAACACATACAAAAGGCGAGCTAGCAAAGACTCCATTTATATTACAGGAATATCAAAAGGAACAAATCATAAAACCTTTATTTGGTTTGAAAAATAAAGGAGATGATAGCAGAAAGTATAGGACTGCTTTTATATTTCTCCCTAGAAAGAATGGAAAAAGTACACTAGCAGCTGCAATTATTTTAACATTATTGTATTTAGATCAGGAGTACGGAGCTGAATATTACAGCGCAGCAAATGATAAAGAACAGGCTAAAATTGTTTATTCTGTTGTTGCTGACATGGTGCGAAACAATCCAAAGCTAGAGAGTTTTGTAGAAATATATAAAAATAGTATTGTATATAATGCACAAGGCTCATTTTATAAGGCCATAAGTAGAGAAACAAGTACAAAGCATGGATTTAATACTAGTGCTTTTATCTATGATGAGCTTCATGGGATGCGTGATGATGGTACTGAGAATCTTTGGCAAGTATTAGAAACATCTACAGGAGCAAGAAAAAGCCCATTATCTATAGCAATTACTACAGCTGGATATGATAAATATAGCGCCTGTTATAAAATGTATGATTATGCTAAAAGAGTTGCAGAGGGTAGTGTTATAGATGAGCAGTTTTTACCTGTAATATTTGAGGCAGAACAAGATGATGATATTAGCAAGCCTGAAACATGGGCAAAAGCAAATCCTGGATTAGATGTATCTTTAAAACGCACATACATGGAGCGTGAAGTAAAAAAAGCATTGGCACAGCCTAGTTATGAAAATGTTTTTAGAAGATTACACCTAAATCAATGGACAACATCAGAAACACGTTGGCTAAATGATGCTGATATAGTAGCCTGTAATGAAACAATACCTGAAGAAGTATTATTAAATAATCCTTGTTATGGAGGTTTAGATTTGGCAAGTGTTAGGGATTTAACAAGTTTAGTTTTGGTGTGGAGGATAGCAGATAAAATTGTATGCAAACATTGGACTTTTTTACCTGAAGAAAAGTATGAGGGTAGAACAGGCGGCAAAGATGGAGTTAACTATATGGAGTGGTCAGATTATTTAGAGGTTACTCCTGGAAATGTCACAGATTATAGTTTTGTAAAAGCTAAAATATTTGAGCTGTGTGATAAATATAAAGTTCAAAGCATTGCATTTGACAGATGGAATAGTTCGCAACTTGTTCAGGAGTGTATAGAAGAAAATTTAAAAATGAGTCCGTTTGGTATGGGTTACAAATCACTAAGCCCAGCAGCTAAAGAAATAGAAAGTAAAATTTTAACTAATGATTTTATATATTTTAAAGATCCTGTAGTAAGGTGGCAGTTTGGAAATGTGCAACTTGAAACTGATGCAGCTGGTAATATTAAGCCAAATAAGGCAAAAAGCTCTGACAAAATAGATACTATTATGGCTTTATGTATGGCAGTAGGTGAAGAAATGTATAGCGAAGCGCCAATAGTAAGCAAATATAAGCGAGATAACAAGGGCTTTTTTACAATTTAAGCTATTGATTTATAATAAAAATAATCGTAAATTGCAAAAAATATTTTTTTAATGGGATTGTTTGACAGATTCAGAGCAAAGAAAAAAGAGCCTGAGCAGCGTGGCTATATAGACTATGTATTGGGTAACGTGCAAGGCAAAAGTGTAATAGTAAATCCTGAAACTAGTTTGACTTTTTCAGCTGTATATGCAGCAGTTAGAGTAATTAGTGAAACAATTAGCCAATTACCTTTTTGTTTATATAAAGTAACAGACAGCGGTAGAGAAAAATATTATGAAAATCCTTTGTATATTTTGGCTAATAGTGAGCCTAATCATATACAAACAAAGTATATATTTTTTGAAACTTTTATTAATACTTTGCTTTTGTATGGTAACGCATTTGCACACATTCAAAGAAATGAGCGAGGTTTACCAATAGCTTTGTATTTAGTACATCCTGATGATGTTAAAGTACATTACAGAGAAGATAGTATTATCTATGAAGTAAAAGAACAAGGTAATTATGATGCGTCTGATATAATACATATACCTGATATGGCATTAGATGGCATTATTGGGCAGAGTAGAATATCAGCAGCTAAAGATAATATTGCTTTAGGTATAGCAGCACAAACCTACGGCAAGGAGTTTTTTGAAAGTGGTGCTAAAGTTGGTGGTGTATTACAGCATCCTGGTCAACTAGGAGCTGATGCAATGCAATCATTAAGCCAACAATGGCATAGGACTTATCATTCAGGATATGGAGGCAGCTTTAAAACAGCAGTATTAGAGGAGGGTATGACTTACAAACCTATCCAACTACGGCCTGACGAGGCGCAGTTTTTAGCTACTAGAAAATTTAGCATTTTAGAGGTTGCTAGAATTTTTAGAGTGCCTCCGCATTTATTAGCAGATTTAGATAGAGCTACATTTAGCAATATAGAACATCAATCTATAGAATATTTAAATTTTTGTATTACTCCTATGCTTAAAAAAATTGAGCAAGAGTTCAATAAAAAATTAATATTTGAAAACGAAAAAGGCACATCATACTTTGAGTTTAATACAAGTGCATTGTTAAGAGGTGATAGCAAAGCTAGAGCTGAATACTATGCTAAATTATTTGCAATTGGTGCAATTAGTCCAAATGAGATTAGACGTAAGGAAAATATGAATGATAGTGTAGATGGTAATAAGTATTATGTTCCTATGAATATGATAGCAACAAACGAAAAGCAAGGCGATGAGTAAAGATTTAGAAATTAGACAATTTGAATGCCAAGAGCTTAGAGCAGAAACTACAGAAGCTGGTGATACTATTGTTAGAGGTTATGCCGCAGTATTTGATGAATTAAGCGAAGATTTAGGCGGATTCAAAGAAAAAATAAATAATAGAGCATTTGATAAAGTATTAGATAATGATGTAGTGGCTTTATTAAACCATGATAATAATATTGTATTTGGGCGCACAAGTTCAGGCACATTAAAATTATCTGTAGATGAAAGAGGTTTAGTTTCTGAAATTTCTATGCCTAATACACAAGCTGCAAAAGATACTATAGAGCTTATGAATAGAGGTGATATTTCTAAAATGAGTTTTGGTTTCTATGTAGATAAAGATAAATGGGAAGAAGATAGCACAGGTTTTGTTAGAGAGGTCAAGGAGGTAAAAAGGTTAGTTGACGTTAGCCTTGTTACTAGGCCAGCCTATCCACAGACAAGTGCAGCAGTCCGCTCTTTAGACCAACATAAAGAAGTAATAAAGGACAATGTAAAAACTCGAAAGAGTAAGTTAAAACTATTAAAATTAAAAAAGTGAACAAAACTTTAAAACAATTAAGAGAGGAGCGCCAAGTTTCATTAGATGAGATGACTGCCCTTATTAATGTAGCAGAGGCTGAGGATCGTAATCTTACAGATGACGAGCAAAAGTCTTTTGATACTACAGAAAAAAATGTAAATGATTTAGCATCTCGAATAGACCGATTAGAGCGTTCATTAGAGCTAGCTAAAAACAATCCTGTTTCTTTTAACACACAAGATGTTGCAAAAGAAGATAAAGATTTGAAAAAATTTACTTTTGGAGCGGCAGCTCGTGCAGCTTACACAGGTAAAATGGATGGTATTGTAAAAGAAATGGATGCAGAGGCAAGAATGCAAGCGCCTAACCAAATGTATAGAGGTGTTGCAGTTCCATCATCTGTATTACATTCTAGAGCTTTAGTAACATCTTCAGCAGCTAAAGGAACAGAAGTTGCATCTTTTATTGACCAACTACAAGCAAATTCAGTTTTAGCACAAGCTGGAGCTAATTTTTACACAGGATTACAAGCAGACCGAAAGTTCCCAATTGTAGGATCTTGTACAGCATCCTTTGTAGCTGAAAATGGTTATACATCAGGAACAACTGAAGCAGCAGAAAGTGGTGCGTTAACGTCTAAGACATTAGCTCCTAAAAAGATGATTTCTTTGGCTTCTATGAGTGCTGAATTGCTAGAGCAAAATCCAGCAGTTGAGGCAGCGTTACAGCGTAACTTAGCAGTTGCAGTAATGGCACAATTTGAGAAAAATTTGCTTGCAGCAGTAGACCAAACTAGCACAGCTGGTGTAAATGGACCAGCTTCTATTATGGCTTTAGCTAATGCTTATGGAACAAGTGCAATAGATGCAGCAGCTATTTTTGGTGTTGAGGCTAAAGTTTTAGAAAATAACATTAATGCAGCAGCAGCAAAATTTGCTTACATCTTTAACGGAAATGGTTTAGGAACAGCTAAAGGTGTTGCTGGCTCTGATTATGTTGCTGGTTTCATGGATAACTTTGTTAAATCTATTAACAATACTCCATACTATGTAACATCTAATGTAGGCTCACAAGCTGACGGAACAGCAGCAGCAGCTGGTAAAGATATGCTACTTTATGGTGATATGAGCGATATTCACATCGGTCAATTTGGTGGTATGAGTATTTTGTTCGATCCGTATACAACAGCATCTAGAGGTATTGGCCGATTGGTTATTACTAACTTGATGGATGGTTTAGCTGGTCGACCAGGTCAAACTTTACAATCTATTATAGAAGCATAGTAGATTAATTAGTTAATTATAGGGGGGTGGGTATATTCCCATCTCCCTTTTTTATTTTTAAACATGGCGCAACAGGCAAAAATAGCAGAATACTCAGGCACAGAAGCAATAAGTTTAGCAGAGGCTAAAAGTTATTTAAGAGTAGATTATACTAATGAAGATTCATATATTACTGAGCTTATTAAAATAGCTAGACTGCAAGTGCTAAAAGATACAAATCAAGTATTAGTTACTACAGATGTAACTGAATATTATAAGGATTGGCCGAATGATGAGTTATTTTGCTTACAATACTCAGGTGAAATTACATCTCCTGTTTTAAAATATTTTAATGATAATAATGTAGAGGTTACTTTAGTTAATAATACTGATTACATAATATCTAGTCATAGTGGAGCATCTAAAATACAAATGCTAAACACATTTAACCTATATGATAGAGAAAATGCTATTAGCTTTAATTATAATGTAGCTCCAAATAATGATGATGTTGTTAGAACATTAAAAATAGCAATGTATATGCTTATACAGCATTATTATGACAATAGGAGCCCTGTAAGCTATCTAAAAGTTGATGAGTTGCCATTAGGCTACAAACATATAATTAACCAATACAAAAACTATATTTGGTAATGAATCCAGGTGAATTTAGACATCCAACAAATATTTTAATTAAAGGCGAAGCCCAGCAGTCAGACTATGGTGATTTTAAACAAACCACTACATTTGGCATAGAAAGATTTGCTAAAGTTAAATGGTTACCTGGATCGGAAGTTTTAAGTAATGATACTATTACCTTAGAAAGAAATATTGAATTTACTTATAGAGCTGAAAATTTTACAGAAGCATTAGATAGAACAGATACAATTACTTATAAAAATATTGTTTTTTATATTTCAAGTATTAGATATATTGGTCAAAATAATGAGCAATATATAGTAATAAAAGCCCACAGCAATACTGATTAATGCTTACACCTATAACATCCATAACAGGCGATAAAGAGTTAGATAGAATCTTAAAAGATTTAGGCACTAATGCGTTAAAAGATAGTGTTATTAAGCAAGGATTAAAAAAAATAGCAAAGCCAATAATACAGGACATTAGGTCAAATATTAATGATGTTACAAAAAACTTGTCTAAATCTATAGGAGTTATAAGAGGTGTAAGAAGTAGAAAAGGACAGCCTTTTATATTAGTAGGCCCTAGATACTATGGTAATTATAGAGGTTATCATGCGCATTTAGTAGAAGTTGGTGATAAGGAGTATAATGTTGAATATGATGCACAGCACAACATTGAAAGGGCATATAATAAGAATAAAACACAGGCAGTTACTAAATTGCGAAAAGAAATTATATTATTGTTAGATAAAAAACTTAAAAAACTTAAGTAATGGCTACAGCGGGAGTAAAAATTGGTAGAGTTATATTTGACATATTAAAAAATAATGTTGCTCTTTTAAGTATTACAGGCATGAGTGCTGGTAAAATACAGCCAGCTCCTTTAAGAGAACAAGGTAATGCATCAATAGGTATTGTATATGAAACATCAGCTGTAAATGTGGTAAATGTTAAAAGAGAGTTAAGGCCGCAAACAGCGCCTTTATATATTGTTGATTTTACTCTAGAATGTTTTAGCACAGATTACAGCGTTAGCATACTATTAGCAGATTATGCGTCACAAGCATTAGAGCATTCTGCATATGGTACACATGACTCAGTAAGAGTTAACGGAATTACATTAGAAAGTTTTAGCGAAGATTATAACAAGGCTAGAAGATACTACAGCAAAAGACTAAGCTTTCAAGCACGTGTATTGCTATAAACGAAAAAAAAACGTAAATTGCAAACTAAAATAAATAAATAAAAAATGGCTACAGGATTAGTAAATGGTACTGACTTACTTTTAAAAGTTGGTGATGCAAACAGCAATGAGGTAGTAGTAGCATTTGCTACATCATGCTCATTAGAGGTGTCAATGGAGGAAATTGACCAAACAAACAAAGACAGCGCTGGCTGGAAACAAATAATAGGAGGGTTACGTTCATGGAGCGTATCAGCAGATGCTTTATATCAAAACGAAGCTGAATCTGGTAAATATGCTTTTATTGATTTTTGGGACCATTTAGGTGGTACAAATCAAAGAGCAAAAGTATTTGTTGAGCTTGCAATTACAGGCGCAGCTGGTAGTGATGGTAATAAATATTATCATGGTGAGGCTTATGTTACGTCCTTAAGCGTAAACGGAGGAACAGAGGACCAGGCTACTTTTAGTCTTACTCTTACAGGATCGGGTGTTTTAACTGAAGCAGCGGCAGCATAATATGAAATCAAAGCCTGTATTTATTGCTGGTCAAGATTATCCTGTTAAATATGGCTTTGCAGCTCTTAGAGCGTTTAGCGATGCAACAGGTACAACATTAGGAGATTTAGCAAAATTAGGTGATAACATGACTATCACACAAGCTATAGCTTTAGTATGGGCTGGCTTAAAAGATGGTGCTAGAGTAATGAAGCAAGATTTTGTATTGTCTATTGATGATGTAGCCGATTTGATGGATGAAGATGAGGAAGCTATGGCTAAAGTTTTAGAAATTTTTTCTGAGAGTATGGCAAAGCCTACAAAAAACAAAGCAAAAAAAAAGGCGAAATAGTAGAAAGGCAAACAGCATCTACTTATGATGATTTAGAGGTTGTTGCTTTTGGTTGGTTAAATCTTTCTCCTGAACAGCTAGATAATTTTACACCTAGACAATTTGAAAATAAGCTAGCTGGTTTTGAGGAGTTAGAAAAAAAACGTGATAGGGCAGAATGGGAGAAGTTCAGGCTTTTAGCATCTACATTACTTACACCACACACAAAAAAAGGTAAAGGCATAAGGCCTGATAAACTTTGGCCATTTGATTGGGATAAAAAGAAAGATGCTCCTAAAATGAGCAAGGAAAGATTGCAATATTTAAGCAATAGAGGTAAAGCATTAAGAAAAAATGGCTAATAAGAATGTAAATGTAAAATTAGGAGCTAACATTACGGACTTTCAGTCCAAAATGAAGCTAGCATCTAAAGGCTTTAAAAAAACTGCTGCTGCCCTAAAAAAAACAGGTAAAGCCTTGACAATGGGCCTTACCGCTCCAATGCTAGCCTTTGCTGGCGCATCTGTAAAAGCATTTGATACACAAGCTAAAGCAGAAGCTAAATTAAACACAGCATTAAAAGGCAATCAAAAAGCATTTAAATCACTAACTGCACAAGCTAGAGAATTACAAAAAGTTACCATTTTTGGTGATGAGGAAACTATAGCAGCTCAATCTATGCTTGCATCTATGGGGTTAGAGGAGGAGGCTATTATGCGCCTTACACCTTTAATCCAGGATATGGCAACAGCTAAAGGTATGAATTTGTCAGCTGCTGCTGATTTAGTTGCTAAATCTGTTGGAAGTAGTACAAACGCATTAAGCAGATACGGCATACAAATAGATGGAGCTGTAGGTAGTACAGATAGATTAGATAGTGCTGTTCTAGCTTTAAAAGGTCAATTTGATGGCCAAGCTAAGGCGGCAGCTAAAGCTGGTGCTGGGCCATTAAAACAGCTTTCTAATAGATTTGGTGATTTGATGGAAAAGATAGGTGAAATGCTTATTCCAATAATGAATAGTTTAGTAGGTTTTATTGATGATATGATTACATCATGGAACAATCTTGACAGCGGACTTAAAATAGCTATTGTTACATTTGTTGGTATATTGGCAGCTATTGGCCCTGTGCTAACTATATTTGGCACATTGGTGTCAGTAGTTGGCTTTTTTATGAGTCCATTGGGAGCTGTTATTGCTGCCTTAGCTGCTTTATCTGCTGCTGCTATTTATGTTGCAGATAATTTAGATGCTTTTAAAGAAACAGGTGCTGTAGTGTTTGCTAAATTGCAAAATGCAGTTATTGATTTTTTACAATTTTTTATAGAAAACAATCCATTTGCTTTAATTATAGATGGCTATAATTTACTAATGGATAAATTAGGTAGAGAGGGTGTAGAAAATCCATTTAGTGCTGTTTCAGGTTATTTAGAGGATTTGAAGATGGACATACCTGAAGTAAGTGCAGAGTTTGGCTCTTTTGGTGATGCTGTAAGTAATGCAGCTACAAAAGCTAAAAATGCTTTATTTGGATTAGGTGATGGTTTAGGTATAGGCAATGAATTTAGCGCTGAGCAAGGTGGAGGAGGTAGTGATGGTGGTAGTAGTGATGGCGGTAGTGGTAGCGGCGAGGGTGAAGGTAATAAAGTTGTTGCTGAATTAATAAAAATTAAAGATGTTGCAACTAGCGTATCAATATCATTAGCTCAAAGTTTTAGTCAATCATTTGCAAGTCTAGTTGTTAGTGGTCAAGGTATGTTGAAAGGCTTAACAGATATTTTTGCAAATTTAGCTAGACAATTTGCAGCAATGATAATACAAGCTGCTACACTAGCAGCAATAATGACATTAATAACAGGAGGCTCATTTGCTGGAGCAGCTACAGCTAAGGGTACTAATTTTGCATCTAGATTTATGGGTGGTTTAACAGGTAGAGCTAGTGGTGGAGCTGTTATTAGTGGCACACCATACATAGTAGGCGAACAAGGCCCTGAGTTATTTATGCCAGGTCAATCAGGGACTATTATACCTAACAATAATGTAGGTGGTGGTAATATTACAGGTCAATTTGTAGTACAAGGTACTGATTTAGTAGCTGCTATAAATAACCAATTAGAAAGTGATTACGGATCAAGTGTAGAAAAACTATAAAAAATGCCAACAAAACATCATTTTACTAATGAGTTTAAATCACAACATGGTTTAGATTATAAAGTTGAGATTTGGCATAAAACAACAGAAGTAACAGCTACAACTGAAATAAAATCAGGCACACCAGGATTTTTATTGATATATAAAAAAATAAAAGATCCTATATTAGGTGGGATGATGCCAAGTACTTTAACATTTAAGTATTTAGTAGAAAATGCTACAGATTTATCTAATGCTCATGGCATACTTACAGCACAAAATGAAAACTTTTATATAAAAGTATATAGAAAATCGGTTAACGATCCTGACATAAATTATTTATTGTGGTGGTTTGGTTGGGTTACAAGTGGTTTTGATGGTTATGCAGATAAGGCTTTTCCGTATGTATTAAATGTAAAAGCTACTTGTTCACTAAATAAACAATTAAATAAATATAACAATCAAGTAGATGTTGCTAGTCAATCTGATTACAGAGATTTAAGCTATCCATTACAATTATTTGAAGATAATTATAATATTGATACAATCACACCAGCTATTTATTATTTATTTGCATGGCAGACTAATTGGTGGAATCAACAAACAGGTACGCCATCAGTAAGCGTAAATCCTATAAGAAAAACATTTTATAACAGAGCTGCATTTGTTACAAATCCTGAAAATTTTCCATTAACAATTAATAATTATGTAGAGGAAATAAAAGGTGTTTTAAAAAGTTTTATGATGCGCACAATGTTGTCTAGTGGTAAGTATCATGTGCAGCAAGTTAGAGAATTAGATACAGCCACACCAAATCCTATATATTCACTAACAGCTGACGGAACAGCAGAGCTTACACCTGATATAGTTGGTTATCCGTCAGGCATATCTGATCAAGTAGTTATTGATAACACAGCAAATCCATCTGACAGCAATAAAGCAGTTATTAAAAAAGGTGCAAATTTTAGCATTAGACAAGAAGCTAAAAGCATAAGAGCTAAATATATATTTGGTAACAATTTCTGTAATATACCAATTGGCCTAGATTATACAGCTGGCAATATAGCGTTAGGATTTGTTGCACAAGGCACAACAAATTTGCAATTATTTTTAAATGTTGTGATGAAACAAACATTTCCTTTAACAGGTGCAAGCGCTGTAACACCTGTAAATAGTAATCAAGGAATGTATATGTCAGGAGTTTTAAATATTACTCTAAAAATAGGTAATAAATATCTTAAAAGACAAGGAGGTACAACTAATCCAATGGACCTTGTTTGGACAACTGCTGTAAGCTCAGTTGATTTTTTTACAGGATCGGGTACATATTACAGCAATACGTTAAATAGTTTATATGAATCACAGAATAGTGTACAAGATTTTTTAAATCAGTTTGGGGGTGATTATCCATATCCATTTACACAATGGCAAAACGATAATCCATCAACAGGCACAGCATTAGCTACAAGTAGGTTTTATGTTCCTGGAATAGTTTTACCTGATTTGGGCAGTACATTTGGTCAAGTTGAATTTGCAATAAATGCTGCTAATTCTTATAATTTATTTTGGACAAATATGACATCTTTTGTATCACCTTTTACAGATTTATCAGATTGGATTAGTTTATATAATCCAGCTGCGTCAACAAATCTAGATTATAACACAAGCACAAACACACCAGCTGCATCATTAACTAAAACATTTGATTTAGGTGTAGTGCCTTATTTATCAGATATTACTGCTGATGAAGAAAATGCTACAGATGATGAATCTTCACCTATTGGAGCAATATATTATGCTTCACAATCAGGTAATAACCAAGCTCCTGATATTGATTTAGGTGATTTGGCTCTAGGTACTAACAGCTCAAGCAATCAAATAAATACATTGAGAGCAAAAGATGCTTCTAATAATTACATTGAAACAGGTAAGTTTAGAGTTGGTAATACAGGAGCTTATATAAGCACAGGACAGCTTTTATGTAATGAATATTTAAAAAGTAAAGATGAGCCTGTTGTTACATTAACAGCATCTATAATTTCTACATCATATGAAGCACATAGAACAATATTTTATGAGGATAAAATAGGCGGCACAGGTGCAAGATATGTGTTTGGAGGTGGTAAATTTAATCCTATGGATGATAATTGGTCAGGCATATGGTACAAACTAAATTTAGGTAGTACACCAACTGAATCAAGTACAACAATATATAATCCTGTTCCTCCTATAGATACTACTCCTGGAGGTGGCAATCTTATAGGTAAAGCAGCGCCTCAAAACAATGAGCTAGGCAATTACAAAGCTGGTTTTATGTTAAATAATTTAATTGTAGCAACAACTGATGCTGATATTACTGCTGGTGTAGCTCTTGCAAAAATAGATACAACAGCATCTGTAGCTAAAGTTTATAATAATCAAAAATTAATTATTGCAGATAAATATTTAAGAAATATAACTGAAATTATAGTTAATGGTGATAAAAATTCAGGTGTTACATCAATTGATTTTGCTAGTATTACACCAGCAATTAATTATCCTACAGGTTCGTTTTTACTATTAAAATCAAATGATTTAAGTAATGTCATAACAGGAGGTGGTGGTAATACTACAAAAGTGATAAATGTTTTAATTAAAAATCAAAGCAGCTTTTTGTTTTATGCTTTTTCACAAAATAATTGGTATTCAGCTGGCTCTTCTACATTCCCAACTTTAGGCACAGGATCAGCGCCTAGTGTTTTACCAAATTATGTTAGTCATTATCAAAGTAGAATTGCAAACTTTACAGCATTAGAAACTTGTACATTAAAAAAATTAATTTTTACTTTTAATTGGACATCTAGCGCAGTAACAGGCAATTTAGATTTAGAATTTGCTTTCACAAAATTTACACCTATAACTAATGGTGTAGCAAATCCAATTAATATGATTGCTATAACTGCAACTAATACAACAGGAACATTTACATCTAATAAACCATACCAAGTAGAGTTTACATTTTCAGGAAACAATGCAGTTTTTAGCGCTGGTCAATCTTTTGGTTTTCATGCAAGAAGTGTAAACAGCTCTAATAATAACAGAGTTTTTATATATGGTGTAGCAGTATTAAAAGTAGAAATTTAAAATATGGCATTAGACAGCAAAAAATATAGCAATGTACACAATAAAACAGGTACTGAAAAACTAGCTCTAAAGCAAAAATATGATGATGGCCATATTAACACATTATTAGATTTAGCAGAGCATGAAGTAAATCCTGAGTTTGGTGCTTTGTTGTATCAAATACAAGAAATGCAAGATGACATTACTGAGGTTAGAAGATACTTAACACAAGAAGTCGGTGATGGGGCTAAAGGTGATACAGGTGCAACAGGGCCGCAAGGGCCGCAAGGTATACAAGGGTTAAGGGGAGCAGCTGGAAATGATGGAGCTGCTGGTGCAGATGGTAAAGATGGCGGTGTATATGGTAATGATTTGAGAATATTACCTACAGAATTTATGAGTAATGATGATAGTAGAGCTTTAAATTTTGTTGTTATAGAAGATGATGATAAAAAGTCTTTAGGAGTAAGAGTAACAGAGGCAGATTGTGAAATATATGCAATGATTCCAATACCTGAAGGCAAAGCTGTGTCAGGTGTGCAAGTTTATGCAAGCGCTACATTAGTAACAACTATAAGTCTAGTAGATTATACTAGTGGTTCTTATCAAGGTGTTGCAATTGGTAATACTAATAAAGCTATTAGTGTTGGTAAAAATCCAATATCATCAACATCTACTAATTATGTTTCAATATCGGTTGTAACAACTGCAACAAACCAACTGATATATGGAGCAAAATTAATTTTATTGTAATGGACAAAGATACAATACAAAGCATATTAGTGAACAGCGCAACAATAGGAATAAGTTTGACAAATGTAGAGGCTACAATCAGAGTAGCTGCATTATTAGTAGGTTTAATTTTTACATTATATAAATTTTACCTAACTTACAAAAATGAAAAGAGCCGTACTAATTAGACTAAGCCAAAACAAAAATCAAACTTTGGGCCGTCTATTTATATTTAATGGCTTAGATTTAGAATATGAGTGCTGTACATTAGAATTAGCTTGGCAAGATAACAAAAGAAATGTTAGCTGCATACCTACAGGTGATTACAATGTTTCCATAAGAGAAAGCGAAAAATACGATAAGCATTATCAGGTAGAAAATGTGATGATGCGTGATTACATTCTTATACATCCAGCAAATTACTTTACACAATTACGAGGCTGCATAGCAGTAGGCTATAAATTTTATGACATTAATAAAGATGGTGAGCATGATGTTACGCACAGCCGTAGAACAATGAAACATCTTTTAGAGGTAGCTCCTGATGGTTTTAATTTAATTATTCTAAACAATGCCAAAGATAAAAAGACTAAATAAAAGTGTTCTAGATTTAGACCATGAAGTAAATTCTAAATGGGAACAATGGTATTTATTGTCATCAGATAGGCATTGGGATAATCCACATAGTAATTTGAAATTACAAAAAACACATTTAGAGCTTGCAAAGCAAAGAAACGCTAAAATTTTAGATTTTGGTGATTTGTTTTGTGTTATGCAAGGTAAATATGACAGACGATCTAGTAAAACAGATTTAAGGCCTGAGCATCAAGTTGATAATTATTTAGATGCTGTAGTAAATACAGCTGTTGATTGGTTTAGCCCTTATGCTGATATGTTTGCATTAGTTAGTGAGGGTAATCATGAAAGTGCAATACGCAGACATCATGAAACAGATTTAATTGAGCGCTTTGTTACTACACTAAATTATAAAAATGGCACAAAATTAACAAAGGGCTTATATACGGGATATATACGTTTTAGGTTTAAAAAACAAAAAAGTACATCTAGATACACATCAGTAATATTAAATTATACGCATGGCTATGGTGGTGGTGGCCCTGTAACAAGGGGAATAATACAAACCAACAGAAAGGCTGTGTATTTACCTGATGCTCAAATTTGTGTTAGTGGACATATACATGAGAGCTGGCAAATAGCAATACCTAGAGAACGTGTAAATAGACATGGTAATTTATATATAGATGAACAAACACATATTTGTCTGCCTACATATAAAGAGGAGTATTTAGCTGGCGAAAATTACCACAGAGAAAGAGGCCGACCGCCAAAGCCTTTAGGTGCGTGGTGGCTTAGATTCTATTCAGAATTAGGCGAAATTAAATACGAGTTTACAAGGGCTAAATAAAAAAAATTTAAAAGTTTTTTAATATTTGTTTGGTAGTTAAGTTTAAAGTTGTACATTTACAACATCAAACTAATACAAATACTAAAAACAACAGATTATGACACTATTAAACAAAAAAGCAAGAATATTTAGACAAGAGTTTATAGGATGGGATTTCACTTTTGATTGCGATATAGAAATTTTTGTAGGGGATAATAACGAGATACAAGATTATTCGGGTTGCGATTATAATACTGCACATAAATTAATATTTAATATGGAGGCTTAGGCCTCCTTAATTTTTTTGATTATGAAAAAGAAAATGATTAAACAACTAAAGAGCCAGCAGCTCGAATTAATTAGCCTTATTAATGTATGCTGCATATCTTCAATCGGTGGCCATGATAACGGACAGCTCAACAACTTACAGAGAGCTTTAAAGCTTAATCAGGACTTAATTAAATTGGTAGGAGATGAAAGTTAATTTAACAAAAGGACAAGTATTACAGATTATTTGTGATATAGAAGTAGGCTATTTATCAGATGGCTACAATATGGATAAAGATGGCTATTTAAGGAGGGAAAGAATAGTAAATAAACTAAAAAAAGCATATCGTGAACAAGGTACTAAATAACATTAAAAGGCTTATAAAGGTCTGTAATTGGGAGCATATTACTTATGCGCCTTATAACTTAACAATTAAACAACTAAATAAATTAAAATTGCAAAAAGATGGAAAAAACAGATGTAGTTAAATCCGTACAATCTAATGGTACATTTGAGTTCAATGGTAAAACATTTTACAAGTATGAGGTACAAATGGAAAACGGAGATGTAGGGGATTACAATAGCATAAGTCAAGACCAAAATAATTTTATAGCTGGCAAAGTTGTTAATTATTTGTATGATGTATCAAAGCCTAAATATCCAAAAATCAAACCTATTTACAATTTTACAGGATCGCCTAAAAATAATGGTGATTACCAAAATAAACAAAAAGCACAGCGTGGCGATGATGTTCAAAAGATGATTGTAAGACAGAGCTGTTTAAAAGCTGCTGTAGAGCTATCTTCTAAAAATGCTAAATTAGAGGATATTTTAGCGGCAGCTGATGTATTTGTTGATTGGGTGTATGATGTAGAATCTAAAGAAGAAAAATATTTAGAAGTAAAATCTAAAAAAGAAACAACAGATTTACCATTTTAATTATGAAAGTAGATACAGATAATTTAATATCAGTTCAGAGCTATGCACATGAGCAGAGAGTTAGCACAACAGCTGTTTACAATTGGATTAAAAATAATGTAATTCAGGCTGTTGAAATTGACGGAGTAAAGTTTATAATAAAAAAAAGCCCTAATTAATAACTAGGGCTTTTCTGAATTAACTAATCACCAGATTATGAAAAAAATACATATCTGCAAATATACAAAAAAATGAGAGATAGTTTTATATTTTACAGGTCTTTTTTTGAGGCTACTAAAACACTACAGCCTGAACAAGCAGCAGATTTATACTATGCCATATGTAGCTATGCCCTGGATCGTAGAGAGCTAGAATTAGATAACATATGCACAGCCTTATTTAGCCTTATAAAGCCTCAGCTTGATGCTAATCATAAGAGGTGGGAAAATGGCTGCAAAAAAAAGCAAAAGGTAAGCAAAGTGCAAGCAAAACAGAAGCAAAAGGTAAGCAAACCTAAAGCTAATGTTAATGTTAATGTTAATGTAAATGATAATGTTAATGTTAATGAAAAAGTATATAGAAAGTTCTCACACCTACAAATTAATTTAGATGATTATGATAAGTTAGTTAATGAGTATAACAAACAAAAGGTAGATGATATTTTAGATCAGATTGAGAATTTTAAAGGAAATACTAAATACAAAAATTTATACCTAACAGCTAAGAATTGGCTAAAACGAGATAACTTAACCACAAACAAAAATGAAAAAAAACGAGCTAGCGATTTTGACAACAAACGCTCCTTTGGAATTAGTTTATAGTAGAAACTACAGAGAGCAAAGAATAAAGCATTTAGATAGCCCTGATAAAATACAGGAGCTTGTAAATTATTTATACGTTCTTTTAAACGTAAAAAAAGATAACCAGCTCAATGAGTTAGAGGAGAGCGTGTTAAATGGAGTTATATTAAATAATTTTGGTAACTTTAGCACAGATGAAATAAAGCACGCATTTAGGCTAGCTGTAGCTGGTGATTTATGCATTGAAATGTATCAAAAACTAGATAGCATTACATTAGGCAAAGTTATAGGCGCATATAAAATTTATAAAGCTGAAAAAATTAAAAATTATAAAAGTACAACAATGAGCAAAGAAGTTAATAAGCCATCTAAGGCCGAAATTAAGACGATAGAGGAACAATTTATACAAAATTGTATATTACCATATATAGAGGAAAGAAAGACAATGACAGAGCCTCTAATTAATTGGGCTACATATGCAATTTTTAAACATTTTTGGAATTTAAAGCAAATTAAGCTAACTAAAGCAGAAATAAAAAAGTATAAAAAAGAAGCTAATAAGTATTGGGCTGAAAGTTTGAAAAAAAGACGTAGCACAGGAGAGCGTGTAAGTTTGGATGAGGCAATGAGTCAAAGAACAATACAAATGTATTCTAGCTGCATAGCATTATATCACAAAATGGACAATATTTTAGAATTAGTTAAAATTGATGAGATAGGCTGGCATGACAAATTATGATACAGAAGCACAACTACAAAAAGCAGTAGTAAATTACATTAAATTAAGATGGCCGCAAATTAGATATTGCGCTAGCTTAGGAGGACAATATCAAAAATTTTTTAGTGTTAGAAAAAAGGCAAAAGATACAGGGTATGTGGCTGGTTTTCCTGATTTACAAATATTAGAAGCTAGAGGTGGCTATTTTGGGCTATTTATAGAAATTAAATTAAATAAGCAATGCTATGCTAGTCAATACCAAAAAGATTGGATTGAAGATTTATTAGTTAGAGGTTATCAGGCAAGAGTCTGTAAAGGATATGATGAATGCATAGATTTGTTAGAAGATTATTTTATTGATAAAAAAACACATTAAACATGGCTAAATACACTAAAGTAAAAACTAAACCAAAAGTAAAACCTAAAAAAAATGAAGCTAAAAAAAATAATAAAGGAAATTATTAAGGGTATTATACCAGCTCTGCCATTTGGTAATGCAATTCAAGAAATACAAAAAAATGTTAGAGAAGATGGTTTTACCGATCCTGGTGTAGTTAATTGGCCAAAGATGATAATGTATATTATAACAGGCTTGATAGTATTAGGTAGATTATTAGGGTTTATTTCTAATGATGATGTTGTGTCACTAATTGACGCATTAGGTACAATATGAATTTAACTATACCAGCTGGATTAGAGGCTATAGCTACTAGAGCTGATGGCACATTAAAACTTACATTTGGCACACCTGAAATAGATTCTAATAAATGTGCTGAGTTGTTTGCTTATAGACGTAAAGAAGTATTGTTGTTATTATCTACAGGAGATATAAGCAATGAGCAGAAAAATGTATTAGAACAGACTACTAAAGAGCTTAAGGATATTAAAGGTAAAAGTCACAGCCAAAGGCTTAGAGAAGCATTATATTTATTACATGAGCAAGAGGATAGTATGTTAACATTTAAAGAATACTATAAGCAGAAGATGGATAACTTAATTACTATGGTATTAGAAAGATTAGATGATGCCTAGCATACCAAAGAAAAATAGAACAACATTAGCAGTCAAGGCTAGAAGCACTTATCTTAAAGATAAACAAAAAGCATTTACCGGTATGGACAAGAGTAACCGAAGTATTTATAATAGTATACAATGGCGCAAGCTAAGACAAATGATACTACATAAGCAGCCAATCTGTGTGATGTGTGAACAAAAGAATAGATATACAACAGCCAATACAATTGACCACATATTACCAATCAATAAAGGCGGTGCTGTTTGGGCAATAGATAACTTACAAGCATTGTGTAGTAGTTGTCATAATAGAAAGAGTGCAAGAGATAAATAAAATGTTTGTTAAGGCTAGTGTTT